CCAGGAAGGCGACGCGGGAAACGACGATTCGAAGGACCAGGGCAAGTCTGGGTCTGCATCGCGACCGGCCCAGGGGTCAGCGAAGAGCAAGCAGAAAAAGTCAGACAAGTAGGTCTCACCACGGTCGTTGTCAATGACGGCTACCGGCTCGCTCCCTGGGCGGACCACCTCTACGCTGCTGATGCGAAGTGGTGGAACGTTCACGGGGGTGAAGTTCGGGAGCGGTTTGGTGGCCAGCTGTGGAGCCAGCACCTGCAACACGGAATCGACTTCCAGGATCCGAACGGAATAACCATCCTGGAAAGCACCGGCGGGACGGGTCTGAGGAAGGACATGCTGGTCCAGGGACAGAATTCCGGGTACCAGGCAATCAACCTGGCCTACATGCTGGGCGCCCAGGTGGTCCTTCTGCTGGGCTATGTGATGACAACCAGGGGGCAGCATTTCTTCGGCAAACACCCGCCGAAACTGAACAGCAACACCAACTACGAAACCTTCATCCGCGCCTTCGAGGACATGAACCCGAGAAAGCACGGCTTGGAGGTCATCAACTGCTCGGTGGGCACCGCCTTGACGTGCTTTCCGAAAATGGATCTTGACGATGCACTCAAAATTTTCGGGCAGGCCGGCAGTGATCATCGGCACAGGGCCCTCACTGGCTGACCAGGCTGACGCTATCCGCAAGAGCACCGCCGTGCGGTTCGGTGTCAACAACACGTTCAATGATTTCACGCTTGATGTGTGGATTGCCTGCGATCCGCAGTGGCATGAAACCTACTCGCCCGTGAAAGGTGAGTTCGAAAAGTGGCACTGGGACGAGGGAGTTTGCAGACGCTACGGCTATCAGTACATCCCGGGACGCTGGGCTGATGGGTTGAGCCTGGATCCAGGTTACATCCACTACAACCACAGCAGTTCCGCCCAGGCGCTCAACCTGGCCGTGTTGTATGGCTGCAGGCCGATCTATCTTGCCGGCTTCGACATGAATTACAGCGGGCGCCGTCATTATTTTGACAACTTGAGCGAGAAAGAGGGCGAATATCCGGCACATTTACGCAAATACAGCGAGTTTGATGGCTTGATTGAGTGCTTTGAGAAGATCGCGGCGCAGCCTGGGCTGCCGCCGATTTTCAATCTCACCGAACACAGCGCGCTGTCATGCTTTCCATTCAGGGGAATCGAGTGTCTTTGATCCGTGTTTTTGTCGGATCCGCCGAGAAATTCCGGGTCTGTGAAGAGCCCCTGCGCCGTAGTGTGCAGGAAAACACGAAAAGCCAGTTCAGCATCACCTTCATGCGGCCAGAGACGCTGGGGATCCCCGAAACCGGCTGCACGGGGTTCAGTAATCTGCGCTTTCTGGTCCCGGAGCTCGCCGGCCATTCAGGGTTTGCGATCTACCTGGACGTGGACATGCTGCTGCTGGGCGATATCGCCGAGCTGTGGGCACACCGGACACCTGGTCAGTGGGTTGCCCTGCAGGACGGCTCCACGGAAGTGTCGGTGATCGACTGCGAGGTTGATTACGGCCTGCCGGCTTACGAAGACATTGCAAATTTCAAAATCTGGGAGGTACTCGAAACACTGCGCACGGCCAACAAGATCGGCGCCGAATGGAACAGCGAAGACCGCATCACACCGGGAGCCAAGCTCCTGCATTTCACTGATTTAAAACAACAGCCCTGGTTCTTTAAGCACCAGGACAAAACAGCAACAGCAATATGGGACTACTACAGTGGAAACAAAACAAATTGAACGGCTTGGCCAATCATGGGAATGGCCGGCGGACGACACCAAGCTGCTGCAGGTGTTCGACTACGTAGAAGATATCGACACCATCATGGAGCACGTGCCACAAAATCGGCGAGTGTTGTGCATCCAGGCGGGCGGTGCCTGCGGTGTCTGGCCGTGGCGCTTCTCGCAATTTTTCAGAAACGTGTACACCTTCGAGCCCGAGCCCGGGAACTATGTGGCGTTGATGGCCAACGCAGGCCGGCGGGTCAACGTGACACCGTTTAATGCCGCACTTGGGAACACCACCACTCGGCGTGCCATGCAGCTCGATGACTGTGAGGCTGGAAACTGCGGCGCGTATTACACCGTAGAGGATCCCGCTGGTGGAGTTCGAGCGCTTACCATTGATTCGCTCGACTTGAGGGCGTGCGACTTGATTCAGCTCGATATCGAGGGCGCTGAGTTCGAGGCCCTGCAGGGGGCGATGCGCACCCTCAAGCGGTTCCGTCCCGTGGTGGTCATCGAAGAGAAAGACCTGCCGCACCGCTCAATGGCAGAAAACCCAGCGCGGGAATTACTGGAAGTGATGGGCTACACCGAATGCGCGAAGGTTCATCGTGATGTGGTGTTCCGATGTTGACCGTCTATTCGGTCCTGTGGGGTGACAAGTACGACCCCGACTACGCATTCACCCTCAAGCGCATGGTGGAAGAAAACCTATCGGTGCCGCACCGATTTTTCTGCATCACCAACCAGGTGCTGGACGGCATCGAGACGCTCAGGCCGTTCCGCCCTGAATGGCGTGGCTGGTGGCAGAAGCTGCAGCTGTTCGGCTTTGCTGACGGCCCCAGCCTATACCTGGACCTCGACGTGGTGGTGACCGGCTCCCTGGACTACCTGGTGGACTACGCCAACGACAGCTACCCACTCGCCGCACCGGCGAACTGGGCCCAGAGCGGTCACGGCGGTATCCAGTCCAGCGTCCTGGCCTGGAACGGCAAGTACAAGGATCCTTTGGCGCAATTCAACTACCAGGTCGACAGCCACCGGCTGTGGGGTGACCAGGAGTTTCTGACCGAGCTGATCGGGGACGATTTCATCCGACTGCCGGGGATCTACAGCTACAAATACCATTGCCGGGCTGAAGGTCAGCCGCCGGCGGACAGCAAAATCATCGTCTTTCACGGAAAGCCAGATCCACATGAAATCAATGAGCCATGGGTAAAACAGTCACGATCCACACCAACCTGAACCTGACCCACCAGCGCGAATACGCCGGCTACCTGAAGGCCGGATTCGAGCGGCAAGGCTACCAGGCCACCGTCACCGCCGACAAAACCAGTGACGCCGACATTCGCGTGGTCCAGGGGCCCCACTACGCCAAGTCGGAAAACCTGGGAAAGCGGACGATCATCCTGGATCGCTGTTTCTGGGGTCATCCAGCCAAGGTTGTCACCCTGGCATGGCTGCGCCCGGACGGTGGCAGGGAATTTGTTGAGAACGCACCAGGTGATCGAGACAGGCCTGAGCTGCTGCCCTGGAAGAGTCGGGAACAGTTCGCCCTGGTGCTCAATGATTTTGATCGGCGAGTCGATACCGCGCCGCTGCGCAAGGATTACCTGGTAGAGACCAGGGAGCACCCGGCACGGGTCAAGCCAAAGACAGGTATCAGGACGGTGCTGGCTCGCAATGACTTTGCGGTCGGCTTTGTCAGTACCGCCATGGTCTCCGCTGTCGTGGCAGGCCTGCCGGTCGTCGCCCTCGATGATCGCAGCCCGGTGGTGCCGGTTGCCTCACAGTCCATTGACGCGCTCAGGCGGCCTGACAGGGAACAGTGGTTACGCAATCTCTCGTACATGAACTGGACGGCCGTGGAGATCTCCACCGGTAAAGCTTTGGAAATGCTTTTATGTCAGTGAACTTGAAAACACCCGCCGAGGACTACCCGGTAACCTTGGAAGAGGCGAAGAAGCAGTGTGAAATCAACACCGCAGTCTCGCGCCACGACGACTACCTGCTGGGCTTGATTCGGGCTGCAACGGATTACATCGAGCGCGTCACCGGCAGGGATCTGATCGAGCGGGTCTGGTATGAGTACTTCGACCGTTTCCCGTCGGGTAATGGTGACATTGAGCTGAAAAAGGGACCGGTTGTGTCGATTGCGGGCATCACCTACACCAACCCCGACGCCTCACCGCAGCAGGTCACCGTCGCCACCTCGGTTTATGGGCTGGACAACGGCATCACGCCGAGCATCGTCTATCTGAAGTACAACCAGAACTGGCCAACGGTCACCACCATGCACAACGGGGTGCGCATCGAGTACACCAGTGGCTATTCACCCGCCGGCGACGACGACCCGGCAGTCAATGTGCCTGAACCGCTCAAGCAGGCCATCAAGATGATCGTTTCGGATCTGTTTGAGCACCGGGAGCACCACCTGGAAATGCAGACCTACAAGAATCCGGCCGTCGACATGCTCATCGGTGAATTTATGGTGTATGCGCTATGAGGACTGCCGGCCGGCTGCGGGATTTCGTCTATGTCCGCAAGTTCACCAGCACCAAGAACGCCGCCATGGAAGTCGTCGAGTCATTCAGCTCAGGGACCGGCAGGGAATGCGGCATTCGGTACCTGATGGGCACCGAGCGCGAGCAGGCGAAGCGTGAAGGCAATGAAAAGCCGGTTGAAGTGCGGTTCCGGTACGAGCCGGGCCTGGTGGACGAGAAGGACCGGCTGGAAAACCGTGAGACCTCACCCTGGGAAACCTACGATGTGGAATCAGTCATCTTCGACCGGATCAAGACCGAGATCATCTGCACCTGCAAGCTGAGAACCTGATGGCTGTCGACAAGTTCGAAATCAAAGGGCTGGACCAGCTGCTCAAGTCCATCGAGGAGAAGGACCCCAAAAAGAAGGTGGCCGTGCTGCGTAAAGCGGCGCGTTCCGCCATGCAGCGGGTGAAGGTCGACATGATCGCCGGGGCCAATATCAACGAAGGGGATCTGCGGGAATCCATCGACTTGCGTGCCCGTACCGGCAGCCGGTCGGACAAGGCCAGGGTGCTGACGATTTCCTGTGGTCCGGTGAAGAAGAAAGGGCGCGGCAAGGGCGGTAAAGACCTTAAACGGATCAACGCCAAAGCCATCGCCCAGGAGTACGGCACCGCCAAGCAGCAAGCGGATCCGTTCATCCGTCCCGCGCTGGAGAAAAACAAGCGACGGGTTCTCGAGGACCTGAAGAAAGACCTGAAGAAGATTCTGGAGAGCCGAAGGAAATGAGCCTCGACGTTGCCTTTGCCACCTACCTGAACACCCTGGGTGATGCCTACGACGAGAAGCTGCCGAGGGAGGGAGCAACCTACCCGGCGCTCGTCTACACCCTGGTGCTGGAAGACCACCAGCCACCGCTGGACGGCTCCAGCTACGTCCAGATTGAAACCCTCTACCAGGTGACCATCTTTGCCCCAACCAAGACCGCCGCCCGGGCCATCGCCCGGCAGATTGAATCGGATCGATCTGGCGTGGTTGGGACATTGAACGGGGTGGCGATCTGTAACTGCCAGGTGCAGATCGCCGGCGAAGCGAACGACCAGGACGAAAACCTGAAATCTGTAATCGTAGAAGTGAGATTTTTCCAGTAAGGAGGAAAAGCAATGAGTCAAGCACAAGGCGCTAAATTCTACCGAGCCACCGGCAGCCCGCTGTCCTATACCCAGATCGCCGGACTGGTCGGTATCGGTGATATCGACATGACCCGGGAACCGGTGGACACCACATTGATGGATCAGGTCGGCAAGTTCATGACCAAGGAAGGCTCCAAGCTCATCGATGGCGGTGAAATCGAGCTTACCCTGGAGTTCGACCCGACCAGCACCGGCGAAGCGAATCTGTACACGGATTTCAAAGCCGATGCCAACGGCAACTACCGGATCAGTCTGCCCATCGGCAGCCCCAACGCCACGTTTTCTTTCGAAGGCTTTGTTTCAAACTGGGGGGCCAGTCATCCGGCGACTGACCGGATGGTCAGGACCGTTACATTCACACTCAGCGGTGAGCCAACAGCCAGCTGGATTTAAGGCAGCAGTAGATGAGTAAATCAACAGAGAAACAACTTCCCAGCGAGAAGCTGGAACAAATCACCGTCGCCATCGATGGCAAGGATTACACGCTCACCGAACTGAACGGCTACCAGCGGATCCTGCTGGATGTTGAATCAAAGATCACCGACGTGGATGCCAAAGATCACAGCGCCGAGGCTAATCTGGCGTTCTACAACTTCAAGTGCCTGGCTATCGCGCTGGGCCTGGAAGCAAGCACCGGTATCGGCTTTCGTGATGGCGTTGAAAGCATCAAGACGCTGCGGCTGAAAACGGTCAACTCGTTGTATGACCAGTTCTCGCCGCTCATCTTCGGTGAGGAAGATCCCGACCCGGAGAACCCGCCCGGCTGATCTATAACCTTGATTTCGGCAAGTCCCTGGCGCTCGAATTCGGCCGGCCGGATTTTCGGGCGTTCCTGGAATCAATCACGGCCGGGCAGCTGGACGAGTGGGGCAGGTACTTCAGGCGGAATGGCTTCCCGGCGGACAACCAGGAGCACCTCTCCGCACAATTGTGTGCCATGTTCTTTAACGCGAATTTCGCCACGAAGGGCAACACGAAGGGACCCGATGAGTTTAAAGCAAGCTACCGACCACGGACGCAATCCGTCAACCAGATGTTCCTGATTCTGAACAGCCTGGCGAAGCGGGCCAAGAGTGAATAACGGCAAATAATGGCAACTATCTCCACATTAACGGCCAATCTTGAGCTGAACTCGGCCCAGTTCCGCAAGGAGCTGGACAAGAGCCAGGCCAAGATGCGTGACGCGCGCCGCCGCACCCGCAACCTGAATACCTCGGTCTCCAAGACCGGCAAGGCATTTCGGGGAGCCGCCCAGGGTGTTGCTACCATGGATGGTCCCCTGGGTGGTGTCGCCAGCCGGATAACGGCAGTCAGCGGGCTGTTGCACAGCAGCGCGGCAGCCTGGACCGGATTTGGCGCTGCGGTCGCCGGCGCCACCTTCCTGCTGGGAAGGTCGGTGGCCACCTTCTCGGAGATCGAAAGCGAACAGCTCAAGACCCAGGCGCTGCTGAAGGCAACCGGGTTTGCCGCCGGGCGTACCGCCAGGCAGCTCGATGACCAGGCGCGCTCCATCGCGCGAGCCACCCTGGCCTCGACACAGGATATCCGGCAGGCCCAGGGCGTCCTGCTGACCTTCCGCACCGTCCAGGAAGAAAGCTTCGACCGTGCTATCAAGCTGTCGCAGGACATTGCGGCGATCATGGGCACGAAGGCCAAAAGTGCCGCGCTGCAGCTCGGTAAGGCGCTGGAGGATCCTGCCACGGGCCTGACGGCCCTGACCCGGGCTGGCATCAGTTTCTCACAGACCGAGAAGCAGCTGATCAAGGACATGGTGGAGGCGGGACAATCCGCTGAAGCCCAGCGTGTCATCCTGGATAAGATCGAAAAGCAGATCGGTGGCGCTGGTGTTGGTGCTGCAGGCGGGCTCAAGGGTAAGGTCGACAGCCTGTCCCAATCCTGGGAGGAATTCCAGGAAACCCTGGCAAAGACCGGCGCAGCGGATATCGCTGCCGGCAGTATCAGCGGTCTTTCTAAAGTGATCGATACACTGCGGCAGCAGATCGATCCGAGTCAGGCTGAAAGGCGGGTACAGCTTGAAACTGAAATCAATGAATTGATTCGGCAGCGCGACCTGCCAGCCAACCAGGGCCGAGCCCGAATAATCCAGCAATACCAGGCACAGATTAACCTGCGCCAGGCAGAGCTCGATGCCATCGACAAGGTAATCGATGCCCGGGACCGTGAAGAGCGGGCTGAACAGCAGCGCGCCGGTGCGGCCGCTGCCACCGCTCGTGAGCAAGCCGAACAAGAGCGCCGGCGGGCAGCACTGCAGGCAGAGCAGGAAGCGGGCGCGAAATCCCTGGAGAGCCTGAAAAACACCCTGGCACAGGGTGACGAGGCGGTGATGCGGGCGCACAACCAGCGCCTGGAGATCATCAAATCACTGCAGCTGTCGGAACAGCAGATCCGGGAGCAGGGATTTCAGTCCATCGAGCAGCTGCGGGCAGAATACGCCGCGCGCAGCCTGCAGGCCGCTGACGAGCAGATAGCTGCCCAGCGAGAGCGGGAACAGGCCGAAATCCAGCGGGAGCGAGAGCGCCTGCAGGCCGAAGAGCAGGCCGCCAGGGAGCAGGCCGAAAACCTGATCAGCCTGCAGCGTGAGAAGTTCGACCGGATCCACCAGGAGGCCCTGCGAGCTCAAGGCAGAACGGAAGAGCTCGAACAGCTCCGGTTTCAGGCTGAGATGGCCGAGCTGCAGGAAGAAATGGAGCGTCTGCGGGAGCGTAACCTGGCAACCCAGACCATCGAGGACGAGTTCCGCCAGGCGAAGGAGGAGGCGGAACGGGTACACCAGGCCAAGCTCAGTGAAATCCACGCCAAGGCGGAACAGGAACGACTGGACAACCAGCTGCGCCTGTTCGATATCGCCACCAATGCGGCCCTGACAGCGGACGAGCGGCAGCTGGCAGCAGCCATCCAGATCGGTAAGGCTATTTTCGATGCCAAGAAACGGCAGAAAACCAAGGAAGCCCTGATCGCCGGCAAGCTGGCCATCCAGGAAGCATGGGCCAGTGCGCCGTTCCCGCTGAACATACCCGCCGTTGCATTGACCACGGCAGAAACAGCCGCCAACGTCGCCGCCATCCAGGGTGTGGCTCACGCAGGCCTCGATAACGTGCCGCGTGAAGGCACCTACCTGCTGCAGCGCGGTGAGGCCGTCCTGCAGCCCCGGGCCAACGCTGCGCTGATGGACTTCCTGGATAGGGAAGGCCGTGGCGGTGGCGTCAAGGTGATTGTGAACAACAACGCGCCGGTGGAAGTAACTGCCCGGGATGCCGGCCAGGATGAAAACGGTGTGCGCCAGGTCGAGATCGTGGTGGAGTCCATGCGCCGGGCGATCTACGACGGCCAGCTGGATGAGCCGCTGCAAAATACCTATGGGCTGAGCCGGTCTAGAGGATCCTTGGGGTAACTGATCGATGGCACTTGAAACCTACCCAAGCTGGATGGAGAAGCCGCTGCTGGCGACCAACCTGGAACCCATCGATCCGGTCGTGCGCACCGCCATGGAGATCGGCGACAAGGCCCGCCGGCAGTACACGGCAACACGTTACCAGGTGACGTTCCCGATCAAGGCGATGGACGGCACCCGGCTGAAGTACCTGCTGTCCTGGTGGGAACACAAAATCAATGCCGGCGCGGATTGGTTCGAGATCGATGTGCGGATGGGGGATGCGGTGAACACCGAGGAAGTCCGCCTGACCCGGCCACCCCAGTTTCAGCCAATCGGTGTGAATCAGTTTTCCGTCACGCTCACAGGTGAAATGCGCACCAGCACCGTCCCGAGTGAATCCGCCGTTGATTCCTACGCCGCCACGCAATGAACAATGACCTGAAAATCGCCTACGCCACCGGGGAGAACGATCCGGATAGCGTCCTGATCCACACCCTGGAGCTGCTGCACGATAGCTTCTCGGCGCCGGTACGGATCACCAATGCGCTGGACGACGTGGATGCCACCCTCGAGGCCACCGCGCCCGAGGACGCCAGCTCCACCGTCACGTTCGAGGCGGTGCCGTTCAACCTGGTGCTGCCCAAGGTAGAGAACAATCCCCAGCAGGGGATCCAGATTACCATCAGCAACATCGACCGGGTTGCCAGTGCCCGCCTGGACGAAGCGATAGAAAACCCGACACCCATCACGGTGATCTACCGGATCTACCTTGCCGGGGATCTCACCGGGCCGGCTGTGGATCCTCCCGACCAGCTGACCATTCACAGCGCGGTAACCGACAAGCGGCAGTGCGTCGCGCAGGCCCGCAGCTTCGATGTGATCAACCGGATATTCCCCAACATCACCTACAACAGCGCAACCTTCCCCGGACTGATTCGATAATGGATTTTCACGACGCTGATACCCTGATTCGCCAGTACGTCGGCAGACCGTTTAAAGCGGGTGCCCACGGCCCCGAGTACTTCGACTGCTATGGCCTGGTGTGGCACCTGGCCAAGACCCACGGTGACACACTGCTGCCCCGGTTCGATGACGAGAACTACCAGCTGGCGCGAATCAAGGCAACGATAGAAGGCCAGGCACTCAGCGATGACTGGGAGCAGGTCGACGAGCCGCAAGACTTTGATTCGGTGCTGCTGCAAAGAAACCCGACAGAGGCGTACCACGTCGGCGCCTACCTGTGCCTGGGCGACGCCAGCCAGGGCAGGGTGCTTCATGCAATGCCAGGCCATGGCGTTGTCTGCAGCGATTTCCAGGGGCTCAGCCGCATGGGGTTCAAGAGAATCGAGTTTTACCGCTATGTATGTCGTTGAACACCCCAACCCGTTTAACCTTGAAGAAACCCGCCAGATTCCAATCGAGCCCGGGGAGTCCCTGCAGGACTGGGTAGAGCGCACCTACGCCGGCAGAGTGGACCAGCTCGCGTACATCTACTACGTTGGGCAGATTCTCCGGGCCGATTCCTTCCCTCACTACCGCGCACACCCACTGCTCACACCTCATGCGGTATGTCGGCCCGGAGATCCCTTCACCATCCTGGCCACGGCGCTGTCAGTTATCTCCATCGCGGCGGTTGCCCTGATTCCGGATCCGCCTGACGTCTCTGATCGTGACGTCAGCCCAACCTACAATCTCGCCGCACAGCAGAACAGTGCCCGACTCGGTGCGAACGTGCCGATCCAGTACGGGCGCTGCCGAATCTGGCCCGACCTCATCGCGCAGCCTTACAGCACCTACAACAACAACGAGCAGTATGTGTACCAGCTGTTCTGCCTGGGTGCCGGTGAATTTTCCGTCGGCAACCTGCAGATCGAAGACACGGACGTAACCAGCTTCGATGAGATCAGCTACGAGTACTACTACAACCAGCCGGTGACGCTGTTCCCCACGGATGTGGAAACCAGCGTAGAAGTCGCCGAGCAGGTGCTGAGCACCAGCAACACCGGTCCCTTTTCAGCCAACAGCAGTGGCACGACAGCCAATCGGATTGAGATCGATATCGTCTTTCCACAGGGGCTGCACCGCGCCAGATCCAGTGGCGATATCGACTCGCAGACGGTCAATGTGATCGCCGAGTACCGCGCCATCCCGCCGGGATCCTGGCAGACCCTGGTAGACACCAACGTAACCCGGGCAGATCGCACACCCCAGCGCCTGACGTTCGGTGCCGATGTAACACCCGGCCGGTACGAAGTGCGTGTGCGGCGCGGGGACGCGGAGAGCTCCGGGCCCAAACTGTACAACCGGTGCCAGTGGCAGGCCATGCGGGCCTACCTGGAAGACGATGCCATCACCTACGATGACGTGACGGTGTTGGCAGTCAGGGCGAAAGGCACCGGCAACCTGACGGAGCTGAGCAGGAAGCGCTTCAACGTGGTGGCCACCAGGAAGCTGCCGATCTATTCGGGCAGCTGGTCCTCACCAACAGCCACCCGCGCGCTTGCCTGGGCGCTTGCCGATATCGTCCGCGCGGAATACGGCGCCGACCAGGTGGACGCTCGCCTCGATATCTCTGCCCTGTCCACCCTCAACAGCACCTGGTCGAGCGCCGGGGACGAATTCAACTACCGTTTCGACACCCGCGTGACACTGTGGGAAGCGCTCAAGATCGCGGCACGGGCCGGCAGGGCGTACCCGGTGCGCAACAATAACGTGATTTCCTTCGTCCGTGATGAGGCCACCACCACGCCCACGGCACTGTTCAACCGGCACAACATCGTCAGGGACACCTTCAGGGTCGAGTACTCCCTCACCGGCGAAGACGAGCACGATGCCATCACCGCCATCTACATCGATCCGGACAACGACTACAAGGAAAAGCAGGTTCTTTGCCAGCCGGCCGGCAGCAGTGCAGCCAACCCGAAAGACGTGCGCTACCCTGGAATCACGGACCGTGACCAGGCCTGGCGGCTCGGGATGTACGATGCCGAGGCCATGATAAAGCGACGTAAGGTGGCGCGGTTTGAGACGGAGCTGGAAGGGCTGATCCCGCAAAAGGGCGATCTGATCACGGTCGCTAACGAAGATTTCAACCTGACCCAGGGCAGTGAGCTGATCTATGCCAGTGGCACGACACTGCGTGTTGCACAGGATCTCGAGTGGACCGTGACCAGCCCGGCCACCACCTATGCCATCAGGCTGAGAAAGCCGAACGGCGACGTGGACGGACCCAAGACCGTCACCCAGGGCGCCACGCCGAACGAATTGATCCTTGCCAGCGGGCTTTCCTGGACGCCGAACACGGACGGGGAAGGGCAACGGACCCTGGTGCAGTTCGGGCAGCTGGCGATCACCAACAGTGACTGGCTGCTGAACGAAATCAGGCCGCTGGGAGGCAACAAGGTGGCCCTGGCTGCGCTGAACTATGTGTCGTCGGTTTACACCGTGGGTGTTGGCAGCGCCCCGTCTGAAGGCGCTGCTGCGCCCATAGCAGCGAATGATGACCAGCCGGTCATCGACTACCTGCTGCTGGAGAACACGACAGAGCCCGCCACGCTGCGTGTGGCATGGTCTCCTGCTGCCGGCGCCGACTACTACGTGGTGCAGTTTGCCGTCGACGCCAGCCCGCTGACGTGGATCCAGGTGAGGGAAACGACCGGCACCCTGGTTGAGTTCAAGGTGCCGGTGGGCACGATCTACGTGCGCGTGGCCGGTATTGGCAAAGTGCGCGGGGTATGGAAGCAGGATTCCATCGCGGCGCACTCCTACTCGGAGACCTCGCCCACGTCGCTTTCCGCGGTCGCCAGCCTGGTGCTGGCCAGCAACGGGCAGTACCAGACGAACATTGTTTTCTCGTTCACCGAGCCAGGTGACGACCACCTGGTGGAAGCGTACGAAGCCCAGTACCAGCTGGCCCGGCACAATGGTGTCTGGCAGCCCCTGTACTACTCCAAGGAAACCACGCACGAATTCCGCACAGCCGAGATCGGTGAACACCAGTTCCGGGTGCGGTCGGTCTATGTGCCTGGCCACGTGTATTCCGACTGGGCAGAAACCCAGGTCATCACGCTGGGCACCTTCACGAGCCTGACCACCATCGGCCTCGCGGATCCGGTTGACCCCACGCTGTTCATCAGCGCCGACGAAGACTTCAAGACCGCACAGATTCGCGTGCGGGTGGGCTACAACGACACCGCCAGCCCGGAGCAGGCGCTGCCAGAACAGTTCGCCATCTTCTACTCAGCCGAGCCCTATCCCAATGCACTGGAGTCCACCACCGATTCCGGCGGCAAGATCTATCTGGATCCGCAAGAAACAACCATCCTGGGCAGCTTCCAGCTGTCGGTTGCATCAGGCAGTACCACCAAGAACATCCGGTACACCGACCCAGGCGGGAACATCGACTTCGACCTGTCCGGGATGTGGTGGGTCTCCGTGGTGCCGGCAGCCGGCAGCCCATCAAGTGGCAGCCGCTACTTCAAGGTTTTCGAGTCGAGCTCCACCGAGATTATCTTGCCACCTGGTGACGAGCTCACCTTCACACCACAGGCCGGCGACACCATCAACGTGCTGGAGCTGTCCTACCACGATGCCCGGCTGGATGAGTTCAAGCTGGCATTTGCCAACGGTGAGGTGATCAAGCACCAGGGCATCGATTACGACGGGGACTACTACCTGGACGTCGACACGCGCGGCGCCGAAGGCACCAGCCAGGGCAGCCAGGGGAACACCACAATCCACTACTTTCCGGCACCAGGACCTGGCACTAATATCGTGCTCATCGATGCCGCAGAATTCCAGGAAGTCGATGGCGCGTTTGAGTACGCCGGGAACATCGACCTGGTTGTGCCGGCAGCCTTCAGCTGGGCAAGCGTCAGCTGTGGATTCTTCCGTAAAGCCAGCAAGGATGGTCCCAGCGCCTACGTGCGCAGCAATATCGTTCCACTCGTCATTGGGGGTCCTTACTAATGAGCATTTCGCGTGGCGATTACTCCATCGGGATGAGCTCGGGCCTGCTGCCAACTCAGGACGAGGACGAAGGCAGCCTGCCGCCGTTCCCGCAGGAGTCCAGCAACGTCGACGATTTGATTGCCTACCTGGTCGACAAATTCACCGACGTTGAGACAGTCCTGCAGGGCAAGGTCGACAAAGAAGGGATAATCACCGAGATCCAGTACAACGACCAGGGGATCAAGATCCAGGCAGAAGAAATCGTGCTGGTGGGCGCGGTCACTATTGCCCAGATCATCAACGAGCAGAACGGCACAACCACCGGTCAGGTCGATGCCGCCATTACGCGCATTGTCGGTGATCGGATCCAGACCGGCACCATCCAGTCGAACAACTACAGCAGCTCGGAGGGTACAGCGTTCAATCTCGACACTGGGCAGCTGATCGTCGGTGGCAGCGCGGATCCCGTCATGTACTTTGATGGCACGGGTAACGCCACATTCAGTGGCACCGTCGAGGCGGCCCTGCTGGCATCCAGTGGCTTCCTGGCAAGCCCGAGCACCGAAGGGGTCGGTATCGATCTCAACAACGAGCTGGTTTATTTCGGTGGCGAGGCGGACTGGTCGCTGTACTACGACGGGGCCGGCAACTTGCAGATCGATGGCACCCTGGTCGCCGGCCTCATCCAGTCCCCAGACTGGTCAACGAGTGACGGCATGCAGATCAACCTGACTGCCGGCACGCTGCGAATTGGTGGCAGCTCCAACAGCAACCTGTACTACGACGGTGCCGGCAACCTGGAAGTGACGGGGGATATCACTGGCAACTCCCAGATTGCACCTGGTGTTTTCATCGATGGCACCAGCAACGATATCGGTGATCTGTCTGATCATGCCGATACGACCGGCGCGAATCCGCACAACACCTCGCTGTCCCAGATCAACGGTGACCTGTCCGATATCGACAACGGCGGTGGCTTTTTCAAAACCGACGCCAACGAGGTCACCGGCGCCGGCCGCGCTTACGAGGCCCTGGACTCGTCTTTTGACTACATTCGGGCACTGAGTACTCAGAAGATTGTTGTCTCAGGCAGCAATCCCAGTTCCGGCATGGTCATCGATGACGACGGGCTGCGTGGGTACAAATCGGGATCCCTGACTATCGAGATCCCCACCGATGCGACGGCCACGACATTCAGTGGCGATATCGTCACGTCCGGGCAGATGAAGGCAACCGGTACCACCAACGAGACCAGCTCCGGAGTCGATGCTGCCATCGTCGGTGTGCAGGGTGCCAATGACTGCGCCGTGTTCGGCTTCGGGACGACCGGGATCTATGGCTACGGCACCGCACCGGGTGCCGGTGTCTACGGGTTTGTTTTCGATGCGACCAGCACGGTGGGTGCCGGCGTCCAGGGGACGGCGCAGTTCAGGGGGGACTGGGGTGGTGTGTTCGAGAACCTTGGCAGCAGCCCGGGCAGCGGCAGTACCCGCAACGGTGCGCTGTGGGTGAAGGATGAATCTCAGTTCGACGGCGAAGTGACTATCGCCGATGACCTGATCGTCAACGACGACGTTTACCTGGGCAGCAGCAGCGTGGACAGCGTAGCCATCGGTGGTGCCACCATGACCGGCGGGGCAAACCTGTCAATCAAGGAAGGATCCTCTGGCAGCCAGATCGCCGGGCAGATCAGCCTGTGGGGTGACTCCTTTTCAGGTGAAACCATGCTGGGCATTATTTCCGAGATCGATCTGGACAGCGGCAGCTACAGCCCCAGCTTCAACCGGCGGTTCAGAATGAGCTACAACGGCACGGATATTTATTTGTACGGGACAACAGCATGACAACCTTCAAAGAAATCGAGATTCCAGCCCGACGCGCCCGCTACTACCTCTCAGGGTTCAGCCACAGCGTCGAGGCCCGTGAAGTTAACGTCAGTATGGGTATCGGTAGCGAAGTGGACGGCCAGGTCGTGATGGAGCCAGGCTCGGTGCGCAATGTGCGGATCAGCGGCGAGGATTACGACGAGCTCCTGTCGGCATCACCCGAGTGGGCACCTGGTAAGCCGGCCGGCAAGTTCCGGCCCGAGGATCTGCTGGCCTTCGTGTTCATCGTTGAATCCAGGCACGAGGGAGAGTTCGAGCGCAACAGGATCACGCGGCAGGAGCAGGAAAAGCAGGCCCAGGTCGAAGCCGAGAAGCGCCGTGCAAAGCGCCAGGAGCTGATCGACAACGCCAACGAGGAAACCCGGCAAGCGCTGAAGGCGAAACGGCAGCGCGTTCTCGAGCGCCAGCAGGATGAGCGGGTCAAGAAAGAACTGATCGTGCAGTCACCCCAGCGTCAGGCCGAAAAGGAGAAGCTGCGGCAGCAGGTCAAGAGCGGCATCAATGCCAAGGCGCTAAAGCGGTTTGGTGAAAAACAGCAGAAATCAACCGGAGAAAACTAGCGATGGACCAGGAAACCTACGACAGGATTTGCCAGACGATCACCCGGATAACCCGGGAGGCCCTGGTGAACAACATCAACAATCGCATTACCCAGGAGCTGGCCACAGGCCTGCTGGTCAACATCAAGTCGGCGCTGGAGCCCCAGCTGTTTGAGCTGATCAAGCCCGTTGAGACACAGGAGCAGGGTGACGATGCGGCTGAGCCCGAAGGAGAGGAAAGCGAATGGCATCAATAACCGAATCAGTCAGAGAGCTGCAGCAGAAAGTTGCTGCCCTGACCGCCAGGATCGCTGGCCTGTACGACCACAGCCCCATCTACGCCATTTTCGGCAAGGTGGTGATGTACGGTTGCAAAGTCACCCAGGGAGCCAGCAGCCCGCTCGACATGACGATCAGACTGCAGGGGCAGGCAGCTGGCGACTCGACCTGGCTGAACCCACACGCCAGCGCCACGCCCACCTACCCGTATGAATTCACCAACCAGGCCCTGGGACCGCTGAAAGGGATCTACCAGGAAGACACCACCGCCGAGGTGGCGGCAGCCCCTGGTACCGGCCTGGGACGATACGATATCGCCTACGTGTACGTGTCCAAGTCTGGCCCAGGCTTCGCCATCCAGACCGGCACCCCCAGCTCCGCAGTGAAATCAGATTTCGATTCGAACGGTCTGGCCACCGAAGACTACAACGCGGCATCACCAAACTTCGATCCGGCCCTGCCGGTCGGTGCGGTTCCGGTTGGTCGGATCTACGTCGGGCCAAACGTCACCCAAATTACCGACAGTGTGATCGCTGATATTCGCGTTTCACCCTCACTTTGATGGTGCGCGGCTCAACGACTGGCAGGGCACTGTTATCCTCTGGTAGCCTATGTCCCAAATTCAGTGGGACCGAAGTAAGGGCTGCCGGCAAAATGGAATCACATCACAACTTGCCAAACTGGGTGAGGAAAATTAAAGACCATTTAACCCGATCTGGATCAAGCAGTGTAGACTTGGTGGTGGGCAAGAAAAGGGTCAAGCTTTCATCCGAAGACCTGGATCACCCGGAAAACGAAGAGGTTTCTGAGCTTGAATCAATGGCAAAAAACGCCAGGGCCTCGAGGGTAAAATAGGCACCCAATCAACTGTCTAAAACTAACCGGGCCCAGTGAATAAAAACAATGGGTTAAGTGGCGCTATTTTTTAAATTGAAATAGACAGCTGTTTTTTATTGTGCCTTTAATTCAACAACTTACGGCGATTTCGAGCATACTGCTGCATCAT